AGACCAACAGCGACATGTTGAAGTATGGCCGCAACATGGCCAAGGTTATGAACCAGCGTTCTTCTGGTCGCGGAGGCTAAGATGGCCACCTACAAACAAGCAACCAAAAAGCCCAACGTGATTGTTGGCGAAGAGCCTGCTAAAGAAACCATGCGCAAGGCCAATGTTTCTGTGGCCAACACACGCAGCCAAGACTACCCTCCCATGAAAACTTCTGGGATTGTTGTGCGCGGCGGTAAAGCGCAGACCAAAGGCAAAATGGCCAGAGGCCCAATGGCATGACCTACGCCGAGTTGATCGCTGCAATTCAGAGCTATACAGAAAATACGTTCCCGGCAACGTATCTTGCTACTGGAGCAACTGTGTCTTCGACGACGCAGTTGAACACCTTCATTACGCAGGCTGAGCAGCGCATTTTCAACACGGTTCAGTTCCCATCCCTGCGCAGGAATGTGACGGGGTTTACAACTACAAGCAATAAGTACTTGGCGTGTCCTGCTGACTTCTTGGCCGCTTATTCAATGGCGGTCATTGATGCGTCTGGTAACTACGAGTACTTGTTAAACAAAGACGTTAACTTCATTCGTCAGGCGTACCCACAGCCCACGGACACAGCAATTCCAAAATACTACGCGTTGTTTGGGCCATCGTTTTCAAACAGTGATGAGCTATCTTTTATTCTTGGGCCAACCCCAGATGCAATTTACAACGTTGAGTTGCACTATTTCTTTTACCCAGAGTCAATTACTGTTGCTCCTGATGGCCACACATGGCTGGGAGACAACCTTGATTCTGTACTGCTGTACGGTTCGTTGGTTGAGGCTTATACCTTCATGAAGGGTGAGGCTGACATCATTGCCGGATATGACATGAAGTACAAAGAGGCGCTTGCATTAGCCAAACGTCTGGGTGATGGGTTGGAACGCAGCGATGCGTACCGCAGTGGCCAGTACAGAGAAGCGCCGCTTCCTCAGACTAGTGGGGTGCGTTGATGGCGTTTACTGGCAACTACACCTGCAATGTATTTCGCACTGGACTGCTGGACGGTGTGTACGACTTTGGCACAGGCACAACGGACGTTTTTAAAATTGCGCTCTATACGAATGCCGCCACACTCGATGCAACTACCACGGCTTATACGGCTACGGGTGAAGTTGTGGCTTCTGGGTATACAGCAGGTGGTGAGATTCTGGTAATCAACCAAGTTCCAACCACAGGCAATGCCCCCAACACAACAGCATATCTGTCTTTTGCCAATGCCTCATGGACTGGCGCGTTCACGGCGCGTGGCGCGTTGATTTATAAGTACGATGGCGCAGGCAATCCGGCAGTCTGCGTGTTGGACTTTGGCGCAGACAAGACTTCGGTCAACACATTTGTGGTGCAGTTCCCTGCGGCCACTGATACATCAGCAATTATTCGTATCGCATAAGGAGCGACCATGTTCAACGATAAAGTTAAATCACAAGACGTAGCTGCAAGCAGCTTAATCGCTGGAGGCTCTGCCACTGATAGCGCAAGCGCAAAAGGCGTTTACAAAATCCAGTGCCATGACGCACAAGGCAACTTGAAGTGGGAGGCTGACGCGCCCAATCTGGTGGTTAACGGCGGTTTGCAAGACATGAACGCCAAGTACTTTACTGGCGTGTCGTATTCTGCTGCTTGGTATTTGGGTTTGTATGGCTCCGGCGCAACAAACAGCCCTGCGGCTGGCGATACTATGTCTTCACATGCCGGTTGGACTGAAGTTACAGACTACAGCCAAGCAACCCGCCCTGCCTGCACATTCGGCACACCAACCACTGCCAACCCGTCTGTGGCTACCAACTCAGCCTCACCTGCGACGTTCAGCATCAATGCAACAACCACAGTGGGCGGTGCGTTTTTGACCAGCAACAACACCAAAGGCGGTACAACAGGCACGTTGTATTCAGCCGCAGATTTCAGCGCCCCCGGGGATCGTTCAGTTGTTTCTGGCGATACATTGTCCGTAACTTACACACTCAGCTTGGCGGGTTAATCATGGCAACAACATTCAAAAAAGGCGACGTTGTTAAAGTTGTCGCTGTAGTTCCCCAAGGCCCAGTGCTTGCTCTGCGCATGAGTGATGAGGGCGTAGTGTCATATCTGATCGAGTGGTTGGATGTTGATGGCAATACTCAACAGCGTTGGTTTGAAGAGTCTCAACTGACAGGAGCATGATCTATGGCACTCGTCCTCGCAGACAGAGTCCGTGAGACCACCACAACTACAGGCACAGGCTCTGTAACGCTTGGCGGTGCGTACACGGGCTTTCAAACATTTCTCGCTGGCATTGGTAACGCCAATAACACCTACTACACCATAGCCAACGTCGTTACAGGCGAGTGGGAAGTCGGGATTGGTACGTATACATCTTCCGGCAATACGTTATCCCGCGACACGGTGCTGTCTTCCAGCAACGCAAATGCACTGGTCAATTTTACCGTTGGCACAAAAGATGTGTTTGTCACCCAGCCTGCTGAACGGGCGGTGTATGTAGGTACAAACGGCACAACCACCACCTTAAACATCCTGACTGCCACGGGCGATTCTTCCTTCACTTCAACTGGCGCGTTACAGATTTCAGCCGGTACAACAGGTGAGCGTCCAGCTGGCGCGGTGGGCAAGATTCGCTGGAACAGTACCCTGACCCAGTACGAGGGCTATGACGGCACGAACTGGACGCTTTTGGGGGGCGCAGTTATTTCCAACGACACCAGCACAGCAAGTAATTTATACCCAACCTTCTCAAGTGTCACAAGCGGTAATGCCTCGACTCTCTATACGGGTAACGCCAAGCTGTTGTATAAGCCTAGCACTGGTGAATTTCAAATGTCAGCACCTGTTGCGAGTAACGGCATTGTGGTCAACAGCCAAACAGTATCTGCAAGCTATACGATTGCGGCGGGTTTTTCAGCTATGTCGGCAGGCCCCGTAACGGTTAACTCAGGCATCACCGTGACGGTATCGTCAGGTTCTGTCTGGACTGTTATTTAGAGCATGAAAATGAAAAACATCACCCACAAAGAAACGCAAGCCGCTTGGACGAATGAGGTCATCGCGGCGTATCAAGCACAGATGGCTGAAGCCGCACAACGCATGGGAGCGCAATAATGTCAAAAGTACAGTTACAGGGAAATGCCTCTGGCACAGGCATCTTCACGATTGCCTCACCGAACAGCAACACTGACCGCACACAGACCCTTCCAGACGCTTCTGGGACGCTGTTGAACACTGGTTCGACCGCAGTCATCACGCCGTCTATGTTTGCGGCAAATGCGATTTCAACAAACACCTACACCTCAGCGGCAGGCACTTTGAAGTTTGCATACGGAAATGCGCCACCAGATCAACAACCAATTCTCACTTCTTTTACTTTGAGTGCGGCGGAAGCCCCAATCGGGAGTTATGTTGTTCTGACCTTGTGGATTACATCTGGAAATAGTTCTGGTCAGCAGTATTGCTATGTTGACCAAAAAAGTTACCAAGGTAGCTCTCCGGGGATGTATGGCTACATCACTGGTTGGTATTGGAATATCAAGCAAACGACTTTGTTCTATATTTCTGATGCCAGCGATAGAACATTTCAAATTGCCCACGGAACAATTGTCGCCTCAAATAACAATGACGCTCGATATGTTTATTACAACGGTTACATCAAGGTGACTCAATGAACTACGCAATCCTTTTTTCACCAAATGGCGTACCTGCTGGCTTTGTCCAAGATGAGTCTGGTGAGTACACGGAGCAACAAGCAAAAGATGCTGTTATTTGCGGCAAGTTAAATCCAACCCCGCAAGAAGTTGAGCAGGCTATTGCGGCAAACAATGCTCAAGACCTGCTCAATAAATGCAAAGCGCAAGCATCAAAGTTGCTGTTTGACACTGATTGGACAACGATTCCTGATGTTGCAAACCCAAGCGACTCAAACCCATACTTGACCAACCAGCGCGAGTTCATGACTTGGCGCAGTGAGATTCGTCAACTGGCTGTCAACCCTGTTGCTGACCCAGTGTGGCCCACACAACCAACTCCTGCATGGGGGAATAAATCATGAGTTTTGGAACAGTTCAAGCCGAGAAGGTAACGACAGAGTCTGGCTACTCGCTGGGCGCTGGTAATGCGTCGTCCTTCAAGAATAGGTTGATCAATGGGGCGCAAGTCATCGATCAGCGTTATGCAGGGGCGGCTTACACCTCTGCCAATGGTTTTGTTACTGACCGATGGTCTACTGCCTACTTCGCCCCAAACGGCGGAAATTACACCTCACAACAAGTTTCTGATGCTCCAACTGGTACTGGGTTTAAGTATTCGCTAAGAACGACTGTTACTGCGACTCCGTCTTCAAATGCTGACCAGTATTTTCAAATGTTTCAGCCAATTGAGGGTTACAACATTGCAGACCTATTGCTAGGGACTGCATCAGCAAAATCGTTCACATTTTCTTTTTGGGTGAAATCCAGTTTGACTGGAACCTTTTGCGCCGCCTTTATGAACAATCAGTCGACCACTCGCTCGTACATTGCGACATACACCATCGATGCCGCAAACACTTGGGAATACAAGACCATTACAGTTCAGGGCGACACATCTGCCACTGGCACTTGGGGAACAACCAATGGTCAAGGCTTGACGGTTTTCTTTGACCTTGGTAGCGGCACTGCCCAAGAGGCTTCTTCGGCAGGTTCTTGGCAGACTGGAAATTTTCGTCGAGTTTCTGGTGCTGTCCGAGTTGTTGGAACCAACGGAGCCACATTCCAAGTGACAGGCGTTCAACTCGAAGTAGGCACTGTAGCCACA